TCATTTGGCTTTTCAGAATTCAACATGCTTTTTTTGTGTGTTTTTTCTGAAAGTGAAAATAGGATTGGAAAAAAGGTGAAAAAAGTGATTTAGAGCATAATGCTCTCATTACATAAATAATAATTCTCACTTTGTTATTGTAAAATTTTCATATTTTATATCATTTTTATACGAAATGGTTTAGGGATAAAATGTGTTCTAAATATATAGAACAAATATAGAATGAATAAATCCTCAAAATCCCTATTAAAATATAAATGTATACGTTGTGACTATTATACTAGTAATATCAAGGATTATAATAAACATTTAACTACACGCAAACACTCAAATAGAACGTCATTGAACGATATAGAACCAAAAAATCCTAAAAATCCCCATCCTGAATTTATATGTGAATGTGGGAAAGAATATTCTGCTAGGAATAGTTTATGGTATCACAAAAAGAAATGCTACATGAACCAAGTTGGCAAATCCACAAATATTATTATACATGAATCTACACAACAAGAAAAAACTGATATGACACAGAAGTTAGTAGAGTTAATCATGTCAAAAAATCAAGAATTTATGACAGAACTGGTAAGTAATTTAACAAATTCGAATCAAAATGTAGTAAATAAAATGATGGAAATAATGCCTGCAATGGGTAGTAACAATACAACCAATAGCAATAATACAACAAATAATAATCAATTCAATATTCAAATGTTTTTGAAAGACCATTGTAAGAATGCCATGAATTTAACCGATTTCATTGATACATTGCCTATTACAGCAGAAACATATGATTCAACCATTGATAACGGGCTTACCAAAACAATTACCAACCTGATAACGAATGGTCTAAGTCAATTAGATATTTTGGAAAGACCGATTCATTGTACGGATGCTTCTAGGAAAACATTATATGTGAAAGAAGACAATGTCTGGGAAAAAGACAATGAATTAGTGAGAATGCTTTTAGGTATCCGACAAATAGCTGCCAAACAGCGAATACTGATCAATAAATGGAGAGATGCTCATGATGATTGGAATACAAATGATAGAATGCAAACAAGATTTACAACCCTTGTATGTAATTCACTAGATGATATAGAAAATAACGAGAAGGACAATAGTAAAATCATTCGATCAATCAGTAAAACAGTATATCTAGACAATGACATGAAGAATCAATATTTGGAGTAATCTTTCATATTTTCTTACAGTTAGAAAAATATGAAAATACGTCTAGTTATCATCTAGAGTTCAATTAGAGTTCAATTAGAGTTCAATTAGAGTTCAATTAGAGTTCAATTAGAGTTCAATTAGAGTTCAATTAGAGTTCAATTAGAGTTCAATTAGAGTTCAATTAGAGAGTTATGTATGCGAAATGTATTATAGTTGGGTTGACCCTACACACATGGAGTATAATAAACGATTAGTAAAGTAAGCAATAAATGTAGGTAATGACACTAAAAATATTTGAAAAATACCATCCTTCTTTTTGTCAAATAAAAAGATGTATAAAGCGGATAAGATGATATATAAAACAAGAAGTAAATTAATAACAGATAAGTAGTAAAAATAATCACAGTATTCGCCTGAAAGTGGTTTTACAGCGTCCTTGAGGGATTGTCCAGATTGTGTAAATAGATTCATTTATAATTTATACGAATAAAATAATAATATTTTATGGAATAAATTTATGAAATATTATTAAGAGTATATATAAAACAATGAATAATGGATTTATTAGAAAACATATAAATAGTGTATCGATTATTATCTTTTTACTATCCTTCATTTTACTAAACTATGTTCAACCAGGGTTTTTATATAATAATGACGGTACAATTCGTGAATTTGGCCTTGGTCAACGAAGAAAAACAATATTACCGGTCTGGTTATTAAGCATAATTTTAGGCATATTATCGTATATAAGTGTTTTGTATTTCATTACCATTCCTAAATTTAGGTAAATATTTTACTCATATGATTTGTAAACTATTTTACTTTTGTCCTTAGTTTGTTTTTCTTGTTCAAGTTTCTTTTCCTGTTCCACATACTCAGCATGTCTTTTATCCATTTCCTTTACTGATTGTGTACATCCTGAATTTAGGATAGTATTATAACTGACAGAAGTAGTTAGCATTCCGGTTAAGGCATACCATACAAATACAGCAATTTCTGTTTTCATTTTAATAAATCCTTTTAATTCCTCAAATTGTACGTCACCGACACCAGATTTAAATAGCTTACCAGAAGACATGCTATTCCACCACTCTTGTACGTTTTCATTTGTCATAGAATTAATCAAAAGTGATTTATCTTCGTAGACATTATTTATAGCAGATATCATACCTGATTGATTAGGTGCCAAATCAATTGTTTTTCTATCTTTTAGAATGTCTTTAAAAAATCCATTTACACCAGTAATATATGCGAACAAATATCCAATTGTATTTGAGAATGGTGACAGCCAACTAGGAAACATCATTAGTAAAAAATTGACCATACCAAATATCAATAACCATGGAACGAGTGTTGCTTGTATAGCAATACCATACTGTTTAAAACCGCAAATATTATCAGTTAGTCCTAAATTAATAAAGAATTGACTTGTTATGAGTGATAAAAAATAAATAAGAGTCCATAATTTAATAGTGGTTGGAGATTTTGTATAATATTTAAAGATTGAATATGCTAATGTCAATAATAGAAATATAATAATAGATGTGGATGGATTTGCTGCGGCCATATAATAAATAGGGATAAATTAATTTGAAATTATAAATACTTATTTTAATGGAGACTTTACAATATATTCGTCCTCGTTTAATTGAACCAGGTGTGAAATATTTTTTAAGTTCATCGTTGGAACAATGTAGTCTATTGAAGACCAAATATTATAATTTGTTATATAATTTAGGAATGTTCTCAGTTTTATCATTGATTGTGGGTATAACCTTATATGTGAAATATAAGAATAAAAACAACTTGAAGTTACAAGAAGAAAAAAAGAAACAAGAACAAGAATATATTATGAACAAATTAAGGTTTATGCAAGATTATCGAAAGAATCAAATTGATAGACCCATGAGTGATTTATCAACATGGCAAAATAATCCGGAAGTTCAATTCTACAATAAGAAAATATTCTCCTAATTTATATATCCAATGAGTGTTGAAATAAGTTCTATAGATTCATTGTCATCTGGTGCATCTGGTGCATCTGGAGTAGTTGATTCATTTGAACCGATTACTTCTTCATCAAGTGAATCGATGGATTCAAAAAATAAGATTACTCTAGACGAATCAGTAAATGAAAAAATAGCCGAATACTATAAACTAAAACAATCGTATGACAAAAAAAAACAAGATCAAAAGAATAGTATATTGGCAAATGATAAATTGACATTAAAACAAAAACAAGATAAATATCGTAAATTAACTATAAATTGTATTAATTGCGGACGAAAGGTAGGGACAATATTTAAAAATAGTGAAAACCTATTAACGGCTATTTGTGGGGATAATACAAAACCATGTATTTTGAATATTAAGATAGACCGAGGCGCTTACATTAATTTAGAAGATTTAATGGATGTTTTTCAATCCGGTGTAAATGATTTGAAGGAACAAATCATCACTATAAAGTTGGATTTATTATTTGGATACGAAAAAGAAAGTAAGGTATTAGAGAAATTTAATATATTAAAAGACGAATTAGCAGGTGATTTGGAATCTGTCATGGAATATAAAACACAATACATTGAAAAAATGTATAATTTAGATAATAAAACAGATTTAGATGCGAAAATGCGAACATTTTACAATAATGTATCAATGGTAAAATCAACAATTGATGAATTTAATGAAACTGGACAAATACAATTAATCAAGGATATGATTGTTTTATACGATAAGGAAATGGTACCACTATTAGACGATATTCGTAACTTGAAATATAAAGACATACATATGGAATACAATAATGAAAATCTTAATTTAAATTTAATTCGAAAAACATTCACACTACAAGATATGCTGTATACTATGGAAACACCAAAAGTTGAATCATTTGTAATTGGTTAGGTGTAAGCATAAGAATATATTTTTAATAACAATCTATAATAGATAGAAATGAAATTAATCAATTTCAAAGTATTTATTCTTAGTTTTTTATTAGGTGTGTTGGGTATATATTTATCAACACCTACACCAAAAAAAATAACTGTTTATCCTACAGATGACAATACACATTTATTTCAATTCAGTGATAATGTAAACAACTGTTTTCAATTAAAACAAAATATAGTAAAATGTTCTAAGGATAGTGAAGAAATTCCAATACAAATATAGATTGAAGTTTGAAGAATAAAACTAATTACAATATTTACAATATATATACCATGGGTCTAGAGAGAATATTTCACACAGAATCTGGAAGAATCATTATTTCTGTTTTATTGGGATTAGGATTATCAACATTATTTAGAAAAGAATGTATTGGAAGAAATTGTATTGAATTTGTCGCTCCTACTTTAGAGGATATTAAGAAAAAAGTATATAAGTATGGAACCAACTGTTTCAAGTATGAAATAGAATCAAATAAATGTGATAATAGTAAAAAAAGCATAAATTTTACATAAATTTATTTTGTGTGATTTTGCGTAAATATTGGTTTCTATCATTCTTATCAAATAGTAGATATGAATGATACAACAAGTTTAGCTGATTTGCCATCGGATCCTAGTTTAGGTTCGGGTACAGGAACTGGAACGAATGGTGGTGAGCAAAATGTGGTTATACAACCAGCCACGAAACCCACCATTTATAGTCCTCAAATGGAATCTGCGCCACCACAAGGAGCTATGAATTCCAATTCAATTGATGAACAAAAAACAATGAACGAAGTCGTGTCAGGTATTCAACAAGCAAGTGCCAGTGGTGCTACTGGTTTGCCTTCACGTGACATACCGACCAATACAGTACATTTTTCAGACGAACAAGTACAACCTAATTATGTTCCACAAAAAGAGCAAAATGATTATATTCAAGACACTGATACAGAAAATGAAATATTGGCTAGGAGAATGAAATCACAAAATTCACGCGATTCAATGGAAATATTATATGATGAGTTTCAAATACCTATCCTAATAGGTATTCTATATTTTATTTTTCAGTTACCTGTTGTGCGAAGTAAAATGCTTGTTTTAATACCATCTCTCTTTAATAATGATGGCAATCCCAATCTTACCGGATATGTACTAAACAGTTTGTTCTTTGGTATATTATATTATGTAATTTCTAAATTGATGGCTCATTTACAACATTTGTAATTGTAAGTGTAAACAACTACACTAGAATCCACAACCATAACAATCATTAGCAAATACACAATCATTTGGACCATTACCTGGATATTGACACCCCCATGTATCATTGCCAATCTTTGTACATCCATCTTTACAATCATTGGCAAACCAATAAGAGGTTGTCCACCAAGGAACATATCTAGGGTAATATTGATGAATCGGAGGTCGGTGATATCCGTAACCAGTATTTCCACCATACCATCTTCTTCCACCTCTACCTCTTCCGCCTCTACCTCTTCCTCTTCCACCTCTTCCACCTCTTCCACCTCTTCCACCTCTTCCACCTCTTCCACCTAAACCTTCGATAATATTATATGTATCCAATTGTGGAATAAAAAATAGTATTGACAATATGGCTACTAGTAAAATAGTTACGCATACAAAAAATTTATTCATTATATAATACATAAATTTTTTATTTTACACCTTTGAATAGTTGAGTTAGATTTTCATAATTTGTTGAATATTGGATATTTCTTGGAAATATTCAACAAGTGGGTCGTTGTTGTAATCATATATGTAGTAAATATTTTGTATACCAGACGCACATAATATTTTCATACAATTTACACATGGATAATGTGTAATATACGCATCACAATCATTAGTACTGACACCACGTTTAGCACAATCTGTTATCGCATTTTGCTCTGCATGAACTGTAGCTTGTTCATGATTGTTAATCACAACCGATTCATGTGGAGCACCCGGTAAAAAACCATTGTATCCTTGAGAAATTATGCGATTATCTTTTACTAATAAACACCCGACTTGAAGACGATGGCAAGGTGATCTAGTTGCTGTATATTTGGCAATTTGTTTGAAATATTCTTGCCACGAGGGTCTATCTGTTTGTCCAGAGCATTCCATATAACTAATATTTGTATTGAGTAAATATTGCGAAATTATAATATGAACTCATTTCAATATTATTAATTAATTATGGCCCTAAATGCCTTTATTAATACATTGATTGAAAATATACCTGAAAAACATTTATCAAAAGAAATAGACTTGGTATTAGATGGAGGAGCATTCAATGGTATTTATATGTTAGGAGGTCTATTTTATATGAAAGAACTAGAAGCTAGAGAGAAAATAAAGATAAAAAGAGTATCTGGATGTAGTATTGGAGCCATTTTAGGGCTATTATTTCTTCTTGATAAGATGGATGTCGCCATAAGTATATGTAATATGTGTTATAAATGTATCCGAAAAAGTCAAGATTTGAAAAAGATGTTGGTTGTGTTTAAAAAAACGATGAATGAAACAATAACGGACGAAGATGTAAAAAGGGTGAACAATCGTTTCTATTTGACCTATTTTGATACAAAAAAGGGTAAACAAATAGTAAAGAAGAAATATAAGAGTAAGGATGAATTAATTGATTATATTGTGAAATCTCTCTACGTTCCTTATTTAATAGATCGTGAGTATACTGATAAAGATGGTTGTATTGATGGTGCGTTCCCTTATATGTTCAAGTCTACGAATAGCGAAAATAGAAAGGTTCTCTTTTTTAATCTACAAAGTTTTGATAAAATCAAGAAGATGATTTTTATAAAAAAAGAGAAGAATATTTACCCGCGATTATTGGAAGGACTCAACGATACCCATTCATTCTTTGAAAAGAACGAGCCTAATAACATGTGTAGTTATGTAAACGATTGGTCCATTACAGAAATATTATTTTTCAGGTTGAGAGAAATTATCTATGTTATTCTTTTCTATATATTTAGAGTAGGTCTTTATATAGATACTATTTTCCCCGAGAGTTGGAGAAAGGATGTATTTATTCAACAACATATATCGGTATTTAAAAATATATGGAGAGATATCATGTTATATTTGACTGTGTAAGAATATCAATAGTAAATAACAATTATTTTTGTATAAACGTATTATATATACGAAAATAATGTCGGGTTCAAATATGAGTCTTACTGATCAAAATATAAAATTTGTCCAAACCGAATATTTAAAGTATATGATAAATAATTTAGATAAAAATACAATGTTTTTTTCAATAATAGGAGGTCATGCTTTGAATAACATTATAAGTGGTATAAATAATGAAAGAGGTACTAATACATACTCATTACCCCGTCAAGTAAATAATAACAATATAGATACCATCTTAATAGTAGAACCTTCTACCGATTATAGTCAAAATAAAAGATACAGTGAAATAACATCAATGGAATCTAGGGTAAAGACGTTCGAGCCTATAGTATTAGGATTAGATACATTTGCGAAAGAAATATCTACAAAAATTGGAAAACAAGTTAGTATAAACTATATATGGGGTAAGAATACTTCTGTAAAACGTTATATATTTCCAGGTGTATTATTACAGGTGATGTATGATGGTAACATACCAATTGTAGATATGTCACTTGAAATTAATGCAGGTCTTAATATCGTTAATGCTTATAATGCATTATGTGATATAACTACAGGTATTCCCTATTTAAATGTTTATGGGTGGTCAATACTTCAATATTTTGGAGTTAATCCGGATGATAATAATACACAAATACAAAAAATGACTAGTGATTATACATTTATTATGAATCAATTTAATAATGTCACACCATATGCTAATTTTTTACAAGATTTGTTGAATCGTACAACAATATTTAACACCACACTAATTACCGAGTATCATTTTTTAGGTGGAAATATAATGGATTATTTGTTAAAGACTTTAAATATAGAGATAAATTTAACAGATAACCAAAATAACCGTACTACAATAGTATATACCCAATACAAAGACGAGGTAGAGAATGGAGGTATTTTAGAATATGCACGTAAATATAGTCCAGACGGGAATTATTATATTACATTACGTAACGTAATTAATCAATGTATTTCTAATATTTCAAACGATTTAATGAGCAACCAACTTGGTGTTATAGCAAAATCAGGTGGTGAAGTTAGTATATATCGTGGAATGGATATTCCAGGAAAACAGGTATCATATATGGTAAATGATATTGATAGTAAAGTATGGATTAAGGATGATAACAAAGAGAAGGTGTATCAAATTATCATATACCATTTATTGATATTAACAATATATATTGACATGAACAACTTTATGGAAACTTTTATAAATGAAATAAATAAGCAATATAAAGAAACTAAGTCTACCTTATTTAATGAAGATTTTACTATAATGTTATCAAATTTAGATCCAGCAAAGATGAGAAATACTACTGCTAGAAGTATTCAAATAGGTGAATCAAATATACAATTATTTAGTATGGATATGTTTGCACAAATGAATATAATGATTCATGGAAATATCATCTGTTCAGGATTAGTTCAATCATCTCCATTAGATATAGCTATTGAACAATCTGTATTTGAATGGAGTAATATCGAACAAGTTACTGGTAATGACTATATGTGGATTGTATCACAATCATATATAAAAAAGGATTTAACAACATTATTAAAAAATCCTGAAAGAAGTTCCAAAAGAGAAAAGGATGAGACAAGATTAGCATTTTATGAACAACAAGACCGACCAATAATTCTGGAACGTGCTCAATATTTATCTGCCAGTCTTGGTGCTGATAATACTGTAGGTTATCCGGTTAATAATATATTGGATACCACACGTATAATATTCCCTTCATTCTTTACTCCAGAACTGAAATCTTTTTTTATAGGAGAATTTACAAATTTATTTAATTCAGCTATGACAGTGACACGATATAAATCTCCAAAAAGTGTAATAGGTGCGACTGTAGACGAAGATACACTTAATGTGTATAGTGGAGGAAAATATATAAAACAGAAGGCAAGAAAACAGAAAGCAAGAAAACAGAAAGCAAAAAAACAGAAAACAAAAAAACAGAAAATAAAAAAACAGAAAACAACGAGTCATAAAACAACGAGTCATAAAACAAAGAGTCATAAAACAAAGAGTCATAAAACAAAGAGTCATAAACTAAGGAATAACAAACCAATGAATCGTAAATCAAGAAAAACATAAATCAAGAAAACATACACTATTGAATGTGTAAATTGTGTAAAATATAATAAAAATACATAAAATTATTATTATTATATGAATTTCGCAATGTTTTGAATCAATATACACATTCGTATTTTCACCATAAATTTAAATCTTCAAAAGTGTATATGACGACTACGCTTGACGAGATTAAGGAAATATTACTGGTAATGAATAAAAATATTGAAAAACTCAATGAGAAAATGGATGTAATGTGTAGCAAATTGGATGGAGAAGTAATTGGTGAGTGTAAAAAAATGAGTTCACATATTAGTTTTGTTGAAGGCGTATACGATAGTATGAAACATCCATTGAATTACCTTTGTAATACTATAAATGGAATGTCACAAGATAAACAGATATGTAATGATAGTGCGTAAAACAACAAATTATTCAATTACAAGTATTCAATTACAAGTATTCAATTACAAGTATTCAATTACCGTAATACATTGGACAACAGTAATAGCAATGTAATTTGAACAATGACTCCCGATACACCATCATGATACATACCACCAACTACGCCCAAATTATCATAATAATATTTTTCAAGATAAGGGAACAATTTACTCCATTTCATTATAAATCCATATAATGCGCTAATAATGAAGGTTACTATCATAAATTTTCCAACATATATGATATCAAATATGCTTTTAGGAAAAGACATTATTGATAAAATAATAGGTTGTGTTGTTGCTCCTACAAAACCAGCTATTAGAGCAGCGGCTAAAAGAGTATGATGTTGAAAATAAGGCTTCAAGTATTTAACAAAATCCATTTGTAGTGCTTTAGGTAGTTTTTCGAAATTAAGAGACATAAACCGCAAGACAATGTCCCACAAAGCAGTGATGATAAAAGTTAGAATAATTAATTTACAATTCATTTAATATTACCCGCGATAAAATTATTTGATATACTACTGTTCTAAGCAAATAACGTTGAAAGTAACATAAGTGAACCAATTGCTGTCAAATTTTTCATAAAAGCTGAATATTGGCCTTTATTTGTTGGGAAATGATAAATAAGATTTGCTAAAACGGTAAATACTGCTAATCCTACACTAGAATAATACGCACACTCTGTGTGTGTATTTGTGTATAGAGAGAACATAATGATAATTGGAGCAAATATTTCTAGTAAAACAACCCCTAATATAGTTAAATCATAAAAAATACTAGGTAATTTTTGTAGGAAAAACATACTTTGAAAACCTTTTACGGTTGATGAAAAATTCTTAGCTTTATTTATACCGGCTAAAAAATACATTAGTAAGATCATGAACGCATAAAATAAAATATACATTGTCATATACATTTCATTTTATTTTATTTTATTTTATTTTATTTTATTTTATTTTATTTTATTTTATTTTATTTTCGTAAAGAACCATGGATACCATAGTATATGAAATGCCTAGTACCTAGAATAGACCAAATATTCCATTTCCTTTGGAATTCTTCTTGGTAAATTTCTTGGTATTTTTCTGGCGCCTTTGTGTTTTGCCCTCTCCAGCTGAATGTTTCTTATTAGCCTTGGTCTTTTTATTAGAGTGAGAACGAGTTTTATGTTTTGTATTTGACTTGTTTGTTTTTTCCTCAAATGGAACATATCGTAAGAACCACGATTCGTATTCTTTTGACCCACGTTCACCCTTTAATTCCTTGTATTTTTCAGATTTGGTATTTCGCATTTCTTCCAAGGTGTCTTGTTTACCGTAACAATTAATGCTGAAACGCTTTAAAACACCTTTTTGTTGAAGACGGTTTTTTTGCTGAACGTCAAATAAATATTGAGCCATACATACAATACGTTCGTCATCATAATAATCACGACCACTATAGAAAAAGGCGAAATAAAAACTCAACATTGTATCAATAGTAGCGACACGAACACTTTTGTTACCCTTTTTAACAACATTATAACTGTGACATGCTAATGGTTTATAAATAAACGCAATAGTTTCATGAATCTTGTTGATTTTCACCTTTATTTCAATGTGAGGAGCAATTAGTTCCCCGATACCAGTGTGTTTGATAATTTGAATATCCTTATAATCAAAATCCTCTAATCGTTCTTTTAACATAGTAGCTGCTTTTTCAGGTTCTTCAGACAATACATCAAAATCTGGTGTTTTATGAAACATTTTTCTTTGTTTAGCAGGCATATATGTAGAATATAGAAAACTAGCATAACCACCGAAAAATACGAGTCCTTGGTCAATAAAAGCGTCGCGAACAACATAATACAATTGTTCTTCTGTACCATTATCAACTCGTTCAAATTTTCTCTGAAAAGTTTTAGGATCACAATGTTTCCCCTTTAACGGATAATTTTTGTTTAATAATAGGAGACGTTTTAAGACCTTTTCCCATCTACTAATGTCACCAGCAGGACGTGACAACTCCAAATACATGTTCATCCTGAGAAAATTAGGTGGACAATATAAAATACCATACACACGGATTGCTTCCTTTTGAACACGAGTAAAAAGTGATTTTTCTAAATAGGTTATATCAGCTACTGGAATGAAATTAACATATACTTTGTATGTTCCATGATGAACACCCGATTTCGCCTCCACTTCCTGAAACCCTGCTTCATAATAAATATCGGCCAGTTTTTTTGCGTCTTCTAGAGCATTAGATGAGTAAAAATCATAATCTGGTATTTCAAGGTTTTTGTCATAGAATTGGTCCTCTAATGGGAGAATATTATTAATAGCGGTACCTCCATAACAAACGAGTTTATTTTTCTTTAAAAAATCTTCTAAAATGGAAATGATTTTTTTAACATCCGGATCACTGGTGATTTTTTGACCCTTGCGTTTTTCGGCTATATCAATCGCATCCCTTAATATAGCTACCTCTTTTTCCTCAAGGGTTAATTTAGTATTACATGTAGCCATGAATAAAGAATATATATTATGCTGTTATAAAAATATAATATGTATTTGAATAAATTGTATTTGAATAAATCGTATATCAGATAACTACCGTATATTTTACACACTAACAGAATAATAATCTGTAGTCGTTGTGCGTGTAGTATAAGAATTTTCAGGAGATTGAGGTGTTGGTTTAGGGATGGTAGCAGGTACAAATCGTAGATTTTCTGGTTTTAATGCAAACGCGTGACCAACTTTATCAAAATACAGACTATAATACTCCATATTTGAATCAAAGTTTTGAAAACACATACCAACCCATTGACAACCGTAACTGAAATTTAGAGCAGCTGATACATTATTATTGGATACACTTAAATCTGGCATGGTGAATGACATATTTTTTTTATTATATTCAATCAATTCATTTGAATCAGGTGTAAATTTGACATCATATTCGCGCGATCCTCTTAGAAATACAGAATTAGATGCGATATTTACATATTCTTTTAATGGTGTTGTTTCGTAAAGAGGATTGCCACGATCAACTGAAATAATAATTTTATTTACGAATTTGGTCAATGGTTCACTCCCTAAATTTTGTCCATTGTATTCATAACTATAGTCTTTACCAAGTAATTTAGGACCAATTGTCGAATAGATAGTATCAGCCATTTTTTTGTAAATTTTTTCATTGTTACTAGAAATGCGGAAATGTAAAATTAATGGATCGTTTGGATTAGGGCATGAACCTCCACTAAAAGCATAATTATTTACTATTTGCATGGCACTTTTCAATGGAATTTGATTATATGTTTGCTTAATATGATAATTATTAACTGAAGATGTAGCTATTACTGGCTCATCATTAACTGAATAAATTTCAAAATCTAACACTCGAGCTCCTTGTGCGATACAAGCTTTTAAAGCACACTCACCTACCCAATCATTTTTAAATTCACCACTACAACAGCAATTATAAGCAGTTTTAATATAATAATCCCTCAATTTGTATTGGTAAGAAGAATCATTGACATTAAAGGATGAAATGGTAGGAAATGATGAATATATGTTTTTTATATTGTCACAATTATTTTGACCAAGTACCATTTTATTTCTTGTGTAGACAATTAGTCCAATAATCATTATAGCAACTAATGTATACGCGGTATATTTAACCATAGTTGCTTTATTTTGCTCATTCATTAAACCTGAAAACATTTGTTTGAATTTATTTACTTTATCCATAATACTTATATTATCATATGAAAAAATAATTTGTATTAGAACAATTACGAATGAATTGTATGTTGTAATTATATGTATATTTTTCTAAATGATAAACGTAAACTGTGAAATTATGTGTAAAAATTATCAAAGGTGTAAAATTTAACAATTAAGATTACATTAAGTTAAATATTATTATTGTATGATAATATATATACGAATGCCTGGAGGATTATTAAATTTGGTGGCTTATGGAAATCAAAATGTATATTTAAATGGAAATCCGTCGAAAACTTTTTTCAAAACGACATATAAAAAATACACCAATTTCGGTCTTCAAAAGTTTCGCATAGATTTTGACGGACAACGTAATTTACGTACTACAGAATCATCTAAATTCACCTTTAGAATGAAACGATATGCTGAATTATTGATGGACACTTATTTAGTTGTCCAATTGCCTACCATTTGGAGTCCAATTTATCCACCTCAAGACTGCTCTTCTAACTGGGCACCTTATGAATTTAAATGGATAGATAATTTGGGAACACAAATGATTGAAGAAGTGGAAATATCAGTCGGTGGACAAACACTGAACAAGTATTCTGGTGCTTATTTACTAGCCATGGTTCAGCGTGACTTTTCTACCGAGAAAAAGGCACTTTACAACAAAATGACTGGTAATACAAGTGAATTAAATGATCCTGGAAATGTGGCTCCTAGGATAAATGCTTATCCAAATGCTTATTATGATGAGGATTATGGCCAACAAGGACCAGAACCATCTATTAGAGCCAGAAAGTTATATATACCTATCAATTTTTGGTTTACTATGGCTGCGAAAATGGCGTTTCCTTTAGTAGCACTTCAATACAATGAATTAGAGATAAATATTACATTAAGACCTATTCAAGAATTGATTGTTATACGTGATGTAGAAGATCAAGCACATAATTATCCATATATTCAACCTAATTTTAATGATCCATTACAACAATTTTACCGATTCTTACAACCACCACCTGATATAGCATTAAGTACAACATCATATCAAGATAAAAGAACAAATTGGAACGCGGATATTCATTTAGTATCTACTTATGGATTTTTAACAGAGGAAGAGTCAAAAGTATTTGCAGCTCAAGAGCAAAAATATTTATTTAAGTCTGTATATGATTGGAAGTTTTTCAATGTTACTGGTAGTCAACGTGTTAAATTAGAAAATACTCAGGGTATGATTTCATCTTGGATGTGGGCATTTCAACGAAGTGATATTAATTTGAGAAATGAATGGAGTAATTATACGAACTGGCCTTATAAAGAATTGCCTAATAATAGTACATATGCTGACTCATCTGGTAATTGGAGCGTACCTGTACTCGATTGTTCGGGAGGTACAGATATTGGTCCTGGTTATAATCCGTTAGAAAATCCTATATTTGGACATACATCCGGACTAGTTACAACTGGTCCCTTTTCTCCTGAAAATCAAAAAAATATTTTACTTCAATTCGGTGTTTTATTGGATGGAAAATACAGAGAAAATGTTTTAGATGCTGGAATATACGACTATGTTGAAAAATATGTGCGCACATCAGGCAATGCTCCAGACGGCCTTTACAATTATAGTTTTGCGATTCATAATGATCCATTTGATTTTCAACCATCTGGAGCCATGAATATGAGTAAGTTCAAAGACATTCAACTAGAATTCACTACGTATAGTCCACCATTAGACCCTTCGGCACAATTCTTGACCATTTGCGATTCATGTGGAAATTTAATCGGTGTAAATAAACCCACTTGGAGAATTTACGATTATAACTATAATATGACCGTGTTTGAAGAGAGATACAATGTGCTTACATTTGTTGGTGGAAATTGTGGTCTAATGTACGCCCGATAATACAATACAGCTACCTACTTCAATATTGATTGATTGATTGATTGAATGAAATATTTTATTATTATTTTTACAATAAAATATTTTTGCTAAATGCTAATCTAGTTGTTTGTTTACATATTCTGTGTCTAATAGTTCCTTCACTCTAGGCATTAAATTATGTAATGGTTTCTGTTCTGTCATTCTAATAATATCTACACTCTCATACCAGACCTTGTCATCATTGTCAAACCATCGCCATTCACTTGTATATCCAATAAGAAGTAATGTTTTTATACCCATAACACCAGCCAAATGTGCGATTGAAGTGTCTATAGTAACAAGGACATCTATATTCCGCAATATGGATATAGTATCCGTAAACGCCTTATTCATATCAATATCATCCACAAATATTTCGCTAGCAAAATCTATTTTGGAAAAATCGTCTTTAATTTTATCATCCATTTTATGAAGACATATAGCTTGAATATTTTCATCACAACAAATATTTTTAAAATCATTCAATTCAATATGTTTATCAATATAGGAAATCAATAATCCACTATACATAAATCCTACTTTGAGTTTATCGTTGAATGGCAACATTTTATTGTACCATTTTTCATCGTTTTCTTTATCACGTATAATATAATCAATATCATTCGGTATAATCATTTGTAGTTTCAGTATATATGGAAGTGACATTATATACAATTTTGCATTGTATATAGAAAGATCAACCGGGTTTGAATCATCAATTATAGTAATATTTTCATATGAATCTGTGTTAAATAAATGGGATACGATATTTTTACAAAAATATGTGATTTTTAATTCAGGATATCGTTTCGTTAATTCAATGATAAATCGAAAATACTGTATATTATCACCAATTCCTTGTTCATATACAATCATGAGATGTTTACATGATACTTTACCATCCCAATAGGGTAATGATGGTATTTGTACACGACTGATTTGGTTTGTTTGTGGACAAATTCGATTCTCGACTAACCGGTTCTCATATAACTCATATCCTTTTATGAATTGTTTAGATGCTAAATATGGAAAACACATGTTGTATAATTGTTCCGTATCAGGATTTTTTATGGATTCGTAATTACGAATAGATTCCTTGTATTTTTTAATATATAATTGTGCAGAGCCTAGAATACTGTATGTAACGTCTTGTTTCTCCAGTCTCAAAGATAGTTGTAAAGAAATGATGGCATGTTTGTATTCTCTCAATTTAATATAACAAATTGCCAGATTGTTATATATAGCAGAAATGCTATTATTTAGAGAAATGATTTTTTTATAACATTCAACTGACATAGTATAATTATTATCTATACTATAGGTTTCTGCCAAACTATTATAAAGAATACAATATGATGGAATTGACTGAGGTGGAATATTGGTGATTGGTAATTGCTTTATTAACATTTTTAATCCTTCTATAGTTTTTTCACTATCATTAAGTGTAGCGTATACATTCAGCAATACAGTTAAAGCTTCGCTACGTTGTGGATTACTTATAAATAATTCGTTACATTGTGTTATTACTTGATTATAGTCTTTCTTTCCCATATGAGAATATATACGTTCTAATGTAGTATTAAACGAAGACATTACTATATGTATATTATTTTAACAAAAAATACGTTTATATATATTTTTCTGCGAATAACTTAAACATATTTATAGAATAATATTATTCAAATGAGTAATATTATCCAAGTACCTATTTCTATCGGAGAACTATGTGACAAATATACTATTTTATTGATTAAAAGAGAGAAAATCGACGATAAATATAAGCGAGACAATGTAGAAAAAGAATTAACATATTTACAATCATTGGTCGATAAATTAAACATAAAAACAGAAAATCTAATTGATTTAAAAAATGTAAATGAAAAGTTATGGAATATTGAAGATGATATTCGCATAAAAGAGTTTAATAAACAATTTGACGATGAATTTATTGAATTAGCCAGATCAGTATATGTTACAAATGACTTACGTTTCGAAATAAAAAACAGCATTAGTAAAGAATACAATTCAGATATTTTGGAGGTGAAGAGTTATAACAAATATTAGAACAAGTTACATACTTCAATAGGTTACGTGAATGAAGTAATTTATTATAAGTTACATGATAATGGACAATTCAAACCTTTGTATGGGTCAGCGGACCAAGCAGTATTAGCAGAATAAGTACCACAATCAGAAAACATACCGGTAGCCGTTTTACGGCATTTATAGTCAACGGTAAATTTGTGATTATTTGGATATTCAAATTCAGTAGTTGATAAGGCGTCTTTTTCTTGTTCCGCTTCTGGGAAATCACCCATTGCGTCAGTGGTTTCTTTGTCAAAAGGGTTTGGGTCACTTGGTCTTAAATTATCTATTACATCTTTTGTATAACCATTACTCACAGTTAACAATTGTTTTTCTTTTATGTAATCGGGGTCTACTGAACCTATTGTATAAGAGCCAGGGGGTTGTATGATACCTTCTACATCTTGAGGTGTAAACCCTTCCTTAATTGAATGAAACATCCATTTTTGAAAATAAAAATATTGATAAATTATCCATAAAAATAATAAAATGGCACTAAAAATGAATATTTTTTGTATCATTTCTCTCTATACATTCTATAGAAATTAAAATATATTATAGTTTGTATTCTATCTACGTTTTGTTTTGTTATGTTTGGACCTAATGTGATGGGATCTAGACTTGGACTTGGACCTAGACTTGGACCTTGACTTGGAACTAGACTT